TGAGGCTAAGGAAGAACTTCAGGATATGTTCTCCAGGAGGTACTCCTAATGGTTTACACAAAATTATTGACACAACCAAAAGAACAGACCACAGAAGTTTCCTCAATTTAAGCCTCAACGCTAAAATTAGAAAGAAATTAACAATATTATATTATACCTTTATTTTAACCAAATCAACTTTGCCAACTATAACAACTTTATTCTCAATAAAACCGAAAACTCCGGAAACAATTTGTTTTCTGACAAGTTCTTTAGCATTTTTTTTAAACATCTCAACAGTTCTACTGTTAGCCATAAAAGTTGCCGCACAATCAGATACAACAACATCTTCTGCTATAACCGTAGCTATCAAAGTATTACCAAAGCTTAAAGAATGACCGATTTTACTTGACGAACTACAAACTCCCCATTTCCCTGGCAGAATTTTCAAACCTATGGTTTCATCTATCCTAGAGTTTCCGGTATAAAGTTTTAGCACTCTCTCTCTATTTGAAGAAATTAAAACATCTCCACCATTTTCAATTACGTATTGATTAAATCCCAACTCTTCCAACTTCTTTCCCATAAAGTAATTAATAGCACCAGCTACACCAGCCATAGGACCAACACCAACTTTAGAAGAAGCAATCAACATTTTCTTAATGATTTCTGGCAGAAGTACATAATCAACAGATATAGGAACAAGACTTGAATAAAAATCAGGATTCTGCTCTATATAAGATTCAATCTGCCTGCGCAGTAGAATAAGATAATCTAAAAGTTTCTTTTTAAGATTTTCAGGAACTGCAAATATCTCCGGTAGATAGATCCACAAATCACTCTCACCAACACCTATTTCAAAAGAAATACCTTTATTGGCAACAAATCGTCTATAAAATCTTTTTTCCGGTCTTGTCTTTTTCATCACCACTTCTTTATAAGTTCGGAGATCTCTTTTGAACGTCTAAAAGCTGCAAAAACCGCTTCTATAAATGCCGAACGGACACCCTTCTCCTCCAACTTTGCAATACCTTCAGCCGTCGTTCCAGCAGGAGAAATAACACTATCCTTCAAGACTTCAGGATGCTCCCCTCTCAAAACCATTTCAGCAGAGCCCTTTACAGTTTGTGCTGCCAATTTCAAAGCAATATCTCTTGGCAAACCTGTTCTAACCCCACCATCTGCCAGTGCTTCAATAACTAAGAATACAAAAGCAGGACCGCTTCCAGAAAGACCGGTAACAGCATCCATTAACTTTTCTTCAACCTTTATAACTTCACCTGCAACACTAAACAGTCCTTTAAACAGTGACACTTCCTCGTCAGAAACATTAATGTTCGGGCTAAAAGCCATCGTCCCTTCACTAACCTTAACAAGAATATTGGGCATAACTCTAATAATTTTTTTATCCTTTCCAAGGAGCTTCTCTATATTTTCAATAGGATATCCAGCTGCTATGCTCACAATCAACTGTTGAGGAATCACAGCATCTTTAATCTCTTCTAACACAGCCGTCATAACCTGAGGCTTAACAGCCAGAATAATAATATCAGAAAGAGCAACTACCTCTGTATTCAAGATAAAAGTATTAACACCAAATTTTTGCTTTAAATATTCGAGCCTCTCTTCACTAACATCCGAAACGTTTATATTGCAAGACTTAACTTTATTCGAGGCTATAATAGATTCAATCAAAGCTTCTGCCATTTTACCGCCACCGATGAATCCTACTCTTGCATTCATAATTCCTCCGCCTATTTTATTTTTAAGCACTTTAAGAATACCAAAAAAGCCCGGGTGGCGGAACTGGCAGACGCGAGGGACTCAAAATCCCTTGCCCTTACGGGCGTGCGGGTTCGATTCCCGCCCCGGGCACCAATGTTTTTCCAAGTCCCACAATGTTTATCCTTGCTAAACCCTATTTGGAATTATTTGGAATTATCTGGAATTTTTTGGAAGTTTTGGGTGCAGTTTTGCACCCAGTTTTCACCCAGAAAAAAATAAAAGAAATGCGAATAATGCACCACTGATAGTTGCTATAAGATCATTTGCATCTGATGTATGTTCTGAGTGTCTGGCATCATACATTTCTTTTGCTGTTGCCAGTATAGCTGCAAAAATCAAACCCACTTGTGGACTAAAAAAGAATCCAGGAACGGTGAAAGCCAAAATCCCTATTATAAAATGATAGAGCTTATCTTTGTTTTGCATTTTTACCTCAGAAAATATTTGAGTATCTCAACGCCAATTGGCATTCCAACTGTTGCAAGAGCAACAGCGGAATAAGCTATCTTTTTTAAAAATGCTATCTCTTCTTCTATCTTCTCAATTCTGTTCTCAAGAGTTCTTCTTTCATTGTCAAAAGATTGTAGTGTCGCATCCAATTTTATCTGTGCTTTTGCAATTTCAGCTAAATCCTTAAGCGTTCTTTTAATGTCTTTTATATCCCCTGCAATCGTAACAACCTGCCCTTCTATTCGAGTATATCCAAGCTCAAGTTTTCTTAACCTTTCTTCTATTTCCATGCTACACCCCTATCTGTTTTTCTATCTCCTCTATAATCTCACCAGTAGTCATTCCAGAGATTTTGAGCCTCATGCCAACTGGGGTTTTCACTACTTGAAAATCAAGCTGCGGATATTGTCTTTTGAGTTCCTCAAGGTCTTGCTTTGAAAAACTTTCCGGGATTGCAACTATTTTGTCAAAGTAGTCCATTTTTTCCTCCAAAGTTTTTGATGATTTCCTCTTTGTTTTTTGAACCAAGGCTTGAACCGTAATAGAAAGCGAATATTTGTGTTGTAATTGTTGAAAGAACACCGAGAATGTATATCACTATATCCTTTTGATTTCCCTCAAATTTACCTTGAGAAAAGTAGAAAAACAGAATAAATGTTAATAACACGGTCAGCATGGCTAAAACCGATGGAAAGATCTTATTGATGAACGGTGCTTTATCGGAAGTAGAGACTCTTGCGTAGGTTTCTCTGGCGCTCTGAGCATCCTGCAGGTAGGCTTTTTCTCTTTCAAGTTTAAGTTGTTCCTGTTTTAATCGCAATTCTTCTTTTTTGATTAACTGTTCAAATTTTTCTTCATCGGTAGTTATAAAATCATCCGCTAACTCTTTGACAGCATCAACAACGCTTTTACCTACTCCTCCTGTAAGAAAGTCTAAGATACCCACGATAAAGCCTCCAAGGTTCGGTTTATCCAACCTCTTAAGTAAATGGAATATCTTTTAGGGTTCCTATTTGCCAATGCCGTGTAAAAGGCTATTCTTGCAAGGGTGAAGTCTCTGATGAACTCTTCTTCCTTTATGCTGTTTAAGGCAGAGAGGGTCTTCTCCCCGATTATTCCGTCTGCTTTTACTCCTAAAACCTTCTGTGCAAGTTTTACTGTCTGGCGAACTCCAAGGTTGACTGAGGTTTCAAAGAGAAGGTCTCGGATTCTTTCACTTCCTACCTGCTCAAAAGGCTTGTAAAAGTTTTCGTAGTAAAAGCTCTCTACAAGAGAAAACGGTGGAGTTTCTCCTCTGTCTATGTATTGCCACCCTTCCCACTCGGGATGGGCTCCTCTATATATCCCTGCATAGGTCTCAAATCTTTCTGTTTTATTCTTATGAAGCTTGAGTCCACCCTCAAGTTGTAGCACCTTCTTTAAAGCCTCTTTGAACGCCATAATCTTCTCCTAACTTTGCTGAATATTCAAATTGTAAAAGTGGGGACTTTAGAAATAGCCGGGGGCTGACTTCTGAAGGATGGGTGTTTTTGAGAAGTTCAGCTCTTGCTTGTTTGAATGCCGTAAATACAAGTTCAGAACAGAACCATCTGTTTTTGCTTTCTATATTTGGATTAAACAGAACAAATCCTAAGATTCCTAAAAAGTCGTAAGGCTTCCCAAGTTGGCTAAAGAGGAATTTTTCTATCTTTTCTTTTTGTTCTTTTGAGACGCTTACTGAGAAAACGGAAAATTCAGTTCCTGGTGTGTGAGCTCCTGAAAACTTTCCTTTTCTAACGCCACTACACCACGCTTCTATTACTATTGGGTCGTTAGGGTTTGCTAAGTCAAGGCAGTAGGCTATGTGAGTGTAGGGAAAGCCCCACTGCCGAAAGCGTATAGCTCGGCTCGTGAGGCTGATTCCTTTTGAGGCAAGGACGTAGGCTTTTGGCACGTTATACCTCTAATGGGATTTCGGAATAAGCAGTCTCACATTCAGTTTTTACATCAAAATCAAGCAAAGATTCATAGTCAGTGTAACCATCTACCTTTGCTTCTAATTGTTCTTCTGCTTTCCAAACATCTTCTTTCCACTTGAAAATCTTGGCTATTTCTACACTTCTCTCTAAGTATGGAAGATGTTCATCTGGTAAAGAAAGATTTGCTTGTGCTGTAGCTATATCTTCTACTCCCATTGCTACTTTTGTTACTTCAGCTTTTACTTGGTTAATATCATAACCTAAAGAGAGAAATACTCCTTCAAGATAATTAGATTCAGATACTAAATCTTGTAAATCTTCTTGTATTTCTTGAAGTTTTTGATTAATATATCTTGTTGTAAACCAGTCAAGAGTATCTTTGAAAGCTACCTTTAGAGAATCTATATCTTGCGGAAATATAGGATTTAGAATTTCTTCAAATTCAGTTGGTTCTCCTGATTCATTAAAAGCTGTTGGTTGAAGTATTTTAAGTTCTGCATTTTCATAAACTAAATTTCCTAATTTGATTACTTCAATCATCTTTTCACCTCTCAAGATTTATTTGTTAAAGGATTATGTTTGATAGAATATTTCTCGGAACACCATTAGTATCTCTAACTATACTAACAATATGAGATGATATATCAGAATCTGATAACACAGTTCCGTTGACAATTATGCTCCAACTACCTTCAAAATTAATGTTTACACATTGAGCTGCATCTGTAATTTTAAAATAATCATTCCCAGTTGAATTAGTGTATGTAGTTATAGTGTTGACCATTTTAATAAATGGAATTGACATTACTAAATAAACAAGATAATCAAAATCAACATTTATATTTATATTACAATAATCAAATCCTAATCCACCTCCCATTGAAATTCCTGCATCTCCTTGATATACATGAGTATTCCACATAAATAATGATGGACTATACGTAAACCCTGACAAATTAAAATCAAAATCAATACTATTAAACCACAACCTATTGTTATTACCATGTAATATTTTTGTGTAATTATTAAATGTAATTTTTGGATGAGTTGTTAAAGAAGAATCTTTTAAAATTATTGCAGTTATATTATCTTTAGCCACGATAACATTATCAGTTCCACCATAAACAATGTCTGATTTTAAAAAAATAATCCCCCACCCACCAGTAGGAATAACTGATAATGCTTTTGATAATGTTTTAAATGGTGCATCAGAAGTCCCTGGATTTAAATCATCACCGTTTACAGCATCAACATAAACAGTTTTATACATTTGCCCAATTGCACCACCAAAATCATCCCACATTTGTTTCTTTATGAGAGCTCGGTTAGGAAGTTCAACTGTTACAAGATTTCCATTTTCATCTAACTGTGGAAGCTGTACAGTTTGAGGATTTGGGTCAAAAAAAGTCGTATATGCTTTTTTGTTTTGTTCTGACATGTTGTAAATCAACCTATCAAGTTTTTGACTAAATTCTGCAAGGTTTACACCCATGTTAACCTCCTTATCTTCCTATACTTAACCAATAAACTGAAATATCCGTGTCTGTATTGGGGGCGCCATCACTGCTCGTGATGGCGATGCCCATACTCTCAAGTGATAGATTTGCAACATAGACATGATGTGCAGGTGAATTTGCCTGCGATGATGAGAGTAATGGGATCACGAATTCTGAATATGGTTTCGGGAAAACAACAGAGGCACCACCGTTACCGTTGTTTGCCACAGAGCCCCACTCTATCAGCAAATTGCCGATTTTCATCCATCCAGGATTTCGCACGTCTTGGACAATCAAAGAAGAAAGTGCCAAAGATAGAGAGGATATTTTCTGTCTGATGTCAGGGTGAGATTCGGTATCTGTGTTGTGTTGCTTCACCGCTTCAGCAATAGCTTCCGGAATGAGTCCGACTACTTCTGAAAGAGATAGCACCTGTTCTGAAAGTGTTGAAGACGTATCAAGAATTGCATTTTCGTGGGCTTCTATTTCATATTTGTTTGCTGAAATTCTTTCTTCGTGGTTCTGGAGTCTTTCAGAAACTCCCGACTTAAAGCGATAGTAATCAGCCTTGAACTGCTCCAGAACTATCAAGTGCTCCTGAACGTCAAAGAGAGCCAAAGAGATTGTGGAAATAGCGTCAAGGTGAACAACGTCTTGGTCAAATTCATAGAAGGGAATATCCTCAAAATTCATTACGGAGTCTATTTGCTGCCAAACGAATTGGACTTTAAACCTCTGACGCATTAGTGGCGGAAATGGATAAGGAGGAACTGCAACGGCAAAGAGGGTTCCATCTTCAAGATAGAGTCCGAAAACTTTTCCATACTTTGTTGCAGATTCTTCTGGTATGTCCAGAATGAACTGAACGGTTGAATCGTTGACAGAGATGTAACCAGAAATATTTGCTTGATACCAAACTCCTGAAAGGTCATCTATGTCTATACCAGGATAAATGTCTCCGATATCCTGGTCGGAGACCTTGAAATAGACAGGCTTAACTTGCCTGCCAAGGGTTGAAGCCTCTGTTAGAGCCTTTAATCCATTCAGAGTTATGACGGTTTTTCCTTCTGCCACCTTAAGCCTCCATATCTGCTACAGCTTCGGTTTCAGCTACCGAAGAAACAGCAAGCGGGATAGAACCACTTGCAAGCCACTCCAATTCTGTTTGACACTCTGAAAAAGATTCTGTTTCAGCAATCTGCCCTATGGCGAAAGGGAAAGCTCCAACAGCAAGATAGGAAAGAAGAATTTCCTCAAGCCAACTTCTTTCGTTTTTATATTCGTTTATAAGCTGGAGAAGTTTGTCTCTTAGTTCTGGAGTGATTTCCCTATTCTGAATACCAAGCTCTATCTTGAATTTGTAGGGTTCTCCCCCGTATTCAAACCACTCTTTAACTTCACCAGAAATGTTTAAGGCTTTCAGAACTTTTTCAATTGCGTGTTTCGTTCCTTTATAGCGGTGGAGCTCTATTGCAGACTTAACTAAGTTTCTTTTTTCTTCTAAACTTTCTGATAAGTCATAGCCTTCAACGTGGAACTGCCAGGCTAACCAATCCAAAACCTCTTCAGGTTGGCTGTTGATAGTATAGATAAAAAGCTTTTGGAGGTCTTGTTCTGTTAGTTCGGAAAAAACCTTATCAAGAATACTTGCAAAGGCTTGTATGTTCTTATCTTCCCTTAAGTTAGGAGGAAATAGTTCTATAGTCTTAGCCATCGACAGCCACAACAATGTTTACTGTTATTAGATTAACGACTGCAACTTGATTAAGTGGCAGAACTTGGCACTCTGACGGAGAATTGATTTGGGATCTGTAAACACCAGGAATACTCTGAAGCAAATCGATTATTTGTTCTGGAACAATATCCATTCCGAGTTTGTTTTTGAGTTTTTCGGCGTAAGCGTTGAGTCTGTTTTCAGCTTCAGTTTTGATAGTGTTGGCTAAAGTCGTGTAGCTTTTATAGATATAAAGGTCAACGTTAATGTCAAAGCTAACAGGGTCAGGTGGCAAAACCTGAACTTTGTCAGTTAGCGGTCTTACCTTATCAGCGTTAAGAGTTTCTTCAACAAGGGAGATAATTTCATCTCCCGGAATAACTCCTCCTTTAAGGAGAGGGTAAACGTTTACCACTCCCGGCTCCGGGCTTTCTACTGCAACGTCAACTATATCTTGATGAGCTGTTTTTGCAAAGTAGATATAAGCTCCTTTACTTCCTGCATTAGAGAAACTTTCAGGTGCTAATTGAATTCTGCTTCTAAAGTGGTCATCATCTTCTACATCTGCACCGCCTGTAGAAATTGTTATGTTGTAAACTTTTGAAACGTAAGGAAGTGGATTAACAAGTTCGTTTATCGTGCTGGTCTCATAACCGTTTCCGATGATTCCAACTTCAGTGCACTCGGCCAAAACGTCAACGTATTCACTTCCTATTTCGGCGTTTACGTCCTCTTTTGTTTGAAAAATAACTTTACCGTCGGAGCTTCTAACCTGAGTGCCTTTTGGAATTAGAATCTGCACAGGTAAAGGTTCTTGGAATTCAAATCTCAAGGTAGTTAAGGCGGGTTGAGATGGAAGCCTTTTAACTCCGAGAAGAGCGCCCAAGTGGTCAAGCTCCTCTCCTTTGGCAAAAGCAAGTAGGTTCTGCTTAGCAGCTTCATTTATGGCAAGCTTTAAGACGTTCTCCCTGTAGGCGATAACGTCAAGGATTAGCCTTTCAAGCTGCGCAGGCTGGAGCCGAGCACCGGTCTGAGCTTCCCAAGAGGCTATAAGCTCGTTAATTATTTTCTCGTAATCAGCCTCTACAAATACAGGCTCAGGCAATGTGTTTAAGTCAATCATACCTCTACCTCGACAGCCTCACCGTTCCAGATGCCACGTATAGAAAAGAAGAATCTTCCGTTTTCGTTAGCTTCTTCCACTTTTATTTGACTTACTTTGAAGTCTGTTATCCAGCGTTCTATCGCCTCGTAGGCTTCAGCTATCACGTTAGGCATAGCTTCAGTAAAAGGTCTATCAAGCCACTGCCAGATATTTGAACCGAATTCCGGGCGGTGAGGGTCAAAACCTTTGGGCGTCTCAAGAACTATCCTTACCCTCTGTCTTAAATCCTCTATTCCCTCAACCATCTCTCCTATCGCTCCCAGCTTTAACTGCATCTCCTATCTCCTCTTCTACTTTGCCAGCCGCAGAAAGCCATTCCAAAAATTCAGAATAGGGGAGGGAGAGAATCTCCCTTAATCCCCAGCCTGTTGATTTTGAGAGGAGGATAACTGCTCGCCTAATTCCGTTAGTCCCAACTCCATAAACGAGCGGGAGATTTCTAAAAAAACCGATGCGGGAAGTTTCTTAATCTCCTCTGGAGGAAGTTTCTGGCCATCAAACTCAGCTATGATTGAAAGGAGACAAACAGCAAACTCAAAACTTCTGTCTCCGTCACTCATCTTCTCGGCCTTAATCATGTCTTCAACGGTAGGCTCGTTTATGACAATCTCCTGATAGTTAGCCTTCCTTTTCCTAACGGTTACTCTCATCTAATCCCCCTTTACTTTCCAAGTGCTGCTCTTGTGTCAGCGAGTAGGTCTTGACCGTTAACGATGAGCTTGTAGGCAATCGGGTCGTATTCAAAGACGTCCTGTCCATCAACGGTTATCTTCATGTAAACGGCGGAGTATTCAAGGGTAGGCTGGTCTCCCTCTCCGGGTTTCCAGTTTCCGATACCGGTTTTTGCGAAGTAAGCTCTCATTTTGACTACAACGGGCTTATCTTCCATAAGCCCGGTTTGTGGATTCATAACCTGAACAACTCCTCTAACGTCAAGCATTACAGCCTGCTTAGGGTTGAGACAGACCGCAAGAGAGTCTTTCCAGACAGTCAGGAGCTTAACTTCTCCTTTGAGTGGCTCAATGTCTCCAACGTTTGGCAGAGAGAGAGTTCCTGCTATTCCCATGGGAGAAACATCCTGTGTTTTATGAGAAATATCTGGGAGTTTGATTTCCCCCTTTCCCATCCAGTCTTTACCATCAACATAGAAGTTTACATCTTTCAGTTTTGTTGGTATGTTAACCATGGCCGATTGCCTCCTTACTTAAAGAGATTCTTGAAGTAGTTGACATCTACAACGAGAATGAACTCAATATCTTCTGCTGGTGGTGGTGCAAGGTAATTTATTCTGAACCTTATTATTCCATTAGCGAGGTCCGTTAGCGGATTATCATCTTCAAGAAAGTAAACCTTAGCACCCAGGAGATAACCTCTGCCAACAAGACCGCCAAGAGCTATGTTCCATGTGTCAACAATAGATTCCACAAGTCTTTTGTTCATAGGGTCATCTACTTTCTGCCAGGTGTTAACAACAAGGTTGTTTTCTATCCAGTTAGCCATACGGCGGTTAGGAAGGAAAGAGTCTTTTATGTCTGTATTACCGGGGAATGCAGCAGTTCTGTTACCCCAGAGTTTGTAACCAGAAAACATTTTAAATACAGTTGCAATACCTTGCTCATTTAAGTAGTTGGCTTCCTGGATAGTAAACGCCTTAACAGGTTCAGAAATTCTAAGTTCTTTGTTAGAAGGAGACTCGAAAGGAACACCATCATTATTGGCATCAACCTGAGCAGTAAGTGCCGCTGCGTGAATAGAAAGGTGATGAACAATATCCCCATACTTCACACCAGGAGCCACGACGTAAGCGTGTGGAGAACCAATCCCTGACTTAAATGCCACAATGTCAGCCGGAGTCTGAGCGTCAGGTGGAACGTCGATGTAAGCCATAGCCTTAAAGTGTCCGGAAAGATTCTCAGCCTTAGCAATCATTGCGTTATAGACAGTTGAATCGTGAGAAAATCCAGGTGCAAGAATAGTTCCCACAATCTTTCCAAAACGAGGGAAAACTTCTTCTATAAGCTCAAGTCCTGTCCTTGCTCCAGTAGTTGAATCTACCCCTCCAACTACATCAGCAGCAGTTACCAAAGAAGGATCGGGGTTACCACTATCGTCAACGTGAACATCAGGATCAAAGACGTTTACAAAAACAGCTGGGGCATTTCCGTAGAATTGGAAATAAACTTTTGCGAATTCACATAGAGTATAAGTCTCAGTATCATCACTCCAGCCGAATTTGTTGACAAAGTCAGTGAAATTAAAAACAAGCTCAGCTTGATTAACAGGTGCACCAACAGGAGCTTTACCAACAACAAAAGGCAATGCCGAATCAACAGTTCTAACACCAAATACTGCCGTATCCTGTTCCTGTATATAAACACCATGGTTAAAAGCCATTATTTACCCCCTACTTAACTTCAACAAGTTTCTTTTGCTCGATAAGTCTTTTTACCTGCGGAGCATCTTCCGGAAGATTTTCAACGATAGAGTTGGGATGAATTGTGTATCTCTTTCCTTCATACTCAAAAACTTCTATAAAACTTGATAGAGAGCGGTATTTCCTGGGCTTCTGGGCAGGTTTTTGAGTTTGTTTAGGTTGTTTCTGAACCTGGGTATTTTGCTTTTCCTGTACCTCTGTATTTTTCTTGTCTTTAGCCACTTCTTACCTCCAGATAGCGGTTTCTTCCATACTACGGCAGGGAGAGGCAAGAAGTGGCAGGATTTGGCAGGTTTTTTGTTTTAAAAAATGAAAAGTAAGAAGATTCTTTATAATCAAAAATAATAGGAGAAAATTTACAAGTGGACAGAAATGCGTTCTTTTTACTTTGCAAGTTACCGATAGGAAAAAAGTTGGAATTGAACCAAGGAAGTTGTAATCTGTGCGTAGACTTTGATGAACATGGTAACCCTACACCTATGATGTCATAGAACTTATTATAATAGGGAGGACAAGCGGGTGGTGAAAATTTTTGTAGCCATTGCTGATAGAAGACGTGAACTACTCCTCATTGAAATGAGGAGCTTCCCGCTTCAACGAGTGCACTCACACTCTCCACGGACATAAGTTCGGGCCGTCCCAGCCCTACCGCTCGTAAGGTGAGCGAACCCTTGAGTGTTCTGAGTCCTTCTTTCAGCAAATTTAAGGTTGCGTTGTAGTCCCTGTCGTGTTCCGTTCCACAGTTAGGACATACCCATCTTCTATCAGACAGCTTGAGATTCTCGTTTTTATATCCACACACCCAGCAGAGTTTTGACGACGGATAGAATGGATTTACCTTGATGAGTTTCCTACCGTAGAGCTTCGTCTTACACTCCAGATAGGTGATGAACTTCCTCCAGCTTGCGTCAGCTATGTGCTTTGAAAGGTTGCCGTTTTGAAGTAGCCCTTTGACGTTTAAATCTTCCACTATCACGACTTGGTTATCGCCGACTATCCTTTTGCTTAGCTTATGGAGAAAGTCGTTCCTCTGGTTCGTTATCTTTTCGTGGAGTTTTGCTATATTCTTTTGCAGTTTTAGGTATTTGTTGCTTCCCTTTATCTTCCTTGATAGCTTCCTCTGGAGCTTTTTAAGTCTTTTTTCCGTCTTTAACAGGTGTCTTGGATTTTCTATCTTCTCTCCCGTTGAGAGGGTGCAAAAAGACTTTAGTCCTACGTCTATTGCTACTACTTTGTCTGTTTCTGGAAGTGGTTCTATTTCCCTGTCAACAAGGACGTTAAGGTAGAACTTTCCAGAAGGTAACTTGGTTATTGAGATGCTCTTTATTTTTCCTTCTATCTCCCTGTGCTTTTTGAGCTTTATCGGTGTTTTGAGTTTTGGTATTTTGATTTTGTCTCCCTCTATACGGAAATGCTGGGGAATTGATACGCTGTTTACTCTCTTTTTCCTCTTGAATCTGGGAAATTTCGCAAGTCCTTTAAAGAAGTTCTTGAACGCTCTATCAAGCCACTTTACGGCTTCTTGAAGCGATTGACTGTTAGCTTCTTTAAGAAACGGAAATTCCTCTTTAAGTTTTGGCAGCAGTCTCTTGTATTCATAGTAGTTCCACTTTTTTCCTTCTTTTTCATAAGACTCTTTAGCTATTTCAAGAAGCTTGTTGTAAACAAACCTGCAATGACCTATTTGACGGTTTAAAAACTCTACTTGTCCTTTCTTAGGGTAAAGTCTGAACCTGTAAACGTAGAGCATCTACTTCCTCTTTTGGTTCTCTATGTATTTGCGTATCACATCTTCAGAAATTGAGCCTATGCTTTCTATGTAGTAAGAGGAATTCCACAAGTGTCCTTTCCACAACTTCTTTTTAAGCTCGGGGAATTTCAAAAACAACTTTCTCGCACTTATTCCCTTTATCATCTTCACTATGTAGGAAGGTGCTATTTTGGGATGTGCAGATACAAATATGTGAACGTGGTCTTGTTCTCCAACTTCTATCATAGCTACTTCAAAGCCTTTCCCTATCCCTGTTTCTATAATCACCTTTTTCAGATATTCCTCTACCTTTGGAGTTAATACCTTTCTCCTGTATTTGGTTGAAAAAACTATGTGGTAGTTGCAGTTATATACGCAGGTTCTACCTCTCTTTACGTTGGATTTCAGATTTGTTTTGCTCATACATTTAGTATAACAAATTACGGAGTAAACCAAAGTAAAAACGCTTATTCTTCACACACGCATAGTCAAAAAACGGCTTACGCCGTGCGCTGTATCTCCCCTTTGAAAAGGGGAGGATTAGCGCAAAATTTTTCCTAAAATATAATTCTGATATAATTTTACAAGAATAAAAAACCTTCAATAATATTAAGGAGGGAAGAAGGAATGGATATAATTTTATTTCTATTAACGTTAATTTTCCTGGGAAGTTCTTTTTATTTAGTTTACGCTTTTATAAATAAAAAAACAAAGAAAGTAGCAGCAATAACAGCAATTGCATCTTTTGTGCTTGCGGTAATCATTGCACCAACTACAGAAGAAAATAAAACTAAAGAAAGTAAAACTGTAGAAAAACAGGACGTGGTTAAGGAGCAGCAAGAACCTAAAACGGCAAAAATAGACTCAAAAAAACTTGCCAAGGAAATAGAAGTCGCCGCTTTTCCGGCTAAAGTTAGTATAGTTAAGAAAAACATCATTGTTGAGTTCCAGGGAAACTTTAGAACAAATCCGAGATTTGACTATTACTTTCCTAACATCGGTCGTGTATTTGACAAAATTTGTAAGTATAACCTTGATGATTTCTTGTACATCATATTTGACATGAAACCTTATTACAATGGAAATGAAAAACATTTAATGAAAATTAGATTTATTGCCTCATCGGCATGTTCAACTTGGAAAGATCTAAGAGAAAACCAAAAACGTAACTTAGGATCGGCGGTATATGCCTTATTCAACACTTACTTATATCCTTCCGATGCTGAAATATACGACAAAGAAAGTTTTATCAATGTTTGCTATGAAAGACCAGAAATAGGAGTATTTTGTCGAAAGAATCTAAAAGCTATTCAATAATTCAATCAAGATAGCTTTTAAAGAAAGCAGGTATTCAGATATAAAACAGATGTGAAAATTAAATTTTCTTGACCTCCATCTCCGTAACCCATCCACCAGTCCTTGAAATCGTATGCCTTGTCCTCTCTATCAGCCAATTTCCGTCCATTAAGCCAAAACCTTTCAGAGCTACCACAAGCCCCGCCATAACTTGAGGATTACCGGGCATTGTTATTCTTCCTGTTTTTTCTTTGCTATCGTATTTATACCTTTCAGCTCTTGCCCTTATCTTTGCCTCTTCTAAACTCTCTACCTTCTCGTTAATCTTCAAGTAATCAGCACCTGCCTTGTAGCCTGTCCAGTCCTCCCGATACTTTAGGAGCTTTTTGGTCTTTGGGTCGTGGTAGGTGATGATTATCCCTTTGTAGATGTTGTGGGTCTTATCCCGCAAGGAGTAGGAGATAATGTCCTTCCTCTCTATCGTTAAAGCTGGTTTCCGTTCCTTTAGTCTATCGTTAGAGATAAAGTAAACCGTATTCCCCTGCACCTTTACGCTGGCGTTGTATTTTTCTGCAAGTTCGCGTAAAAAAGTAAGGTCTGCCATTTGCTTCTGGTCTATCCGTTTGAAAGTGGGGTCAGAGTCAAGCTCAACGACGGCGTTCATGCCGTTCCGATCAGCTATAAGGTTAATAACTTTTGAAAGAGCGGCGTTCTCATAGGCTATAGTTCTCTTCTCTCTGATTGACTTCTTGAACGGTGCAGCTATCCCCCGAAGGTGAACGGTATCCCCACCTGTTCTACTTCCAGAAAACTCAATCTCATCAATTTCAAATTCTCCACAGGGCAAATGCGGTTCATTCTTGTAGCCAATGTTCAAAACTACCGTGTCACCCTTTTCGGGATACCAGTTTTGAAGCCAGCGCAAGTCTCTGTTTTCAATCGTTATCTCTATCGTATCTGACTCACCGTGGTAAACGTCCTCATAGGTAACGGAAAGAACGTAAGGGGTCAGGTAATCTGTAACATTCTTTCCATTCCAAAGCATGTCCCAAAGAGGAACTTTTATCTTTTCCACGGCGGTAGTTCCTCTGGCGTTGATGGTGTCTCAATATCTGGAATAACAAGCTCAATGCCCGCTGGCAAGATAGGGGAAGCTATGAGATCAATAGGTAGATCAGGATTAGCTTTCTGAATTTCTTTGTACAAATCACAAGTGCCGTAAAATTGATAACTTATCCAATCCCAGCGGTCGCCAGCTTTTGTCGTGTAAGTCTTTGGCATTAATTCCACTCCTTGAGTTTAATCTCAAGTTCAACTGCTAAAAGTCGCCCTTTGTTATCTGTCCTTTTCCATTCTTTTGCAATCTCCTCTATTACATACTTACCCACAACAGTTCCGTTCCCAAGAATAAATACCAAAGGCTCTTCCTTCTCTGCATTCTCGTAAATAACAGAAAGCATTTCCTTTGGGTCAGTTCCGAAAGCAGTAGAAAGCTTGATTTTGAGTGTTAATTCCTGCAAAGACTTACCCATTTTTTGCAAATGAGACTTCTCGTCTAAAACCTTATGCTCTACATAATCCCACTTATACCTTTGCCTAACTGCCTCCGGCGTTTCCAATAGCTCAAATTTCACCGTTCCGAGCTGTGCCCACATTGTTAATACCTCTTGCGTTGCTGTTGTTCATGAATTTCCCTTAACATTCTTTCAAGTTCAGCTTTTGTAAGTCCAGTTATTTCTTTTGCAACTATTGAAGCATCATTTTTGTCGCTAACAACAAGGCTGCTGATTGTTATACTAATATTTATAGGCTGATAGCTGTTTCCAACCGCAGGCATCATTCCTGCTGTCAATATCCCGGCAACAGCAGGCAAACCACCTTTTGTTGCTGTTTCAAGAGCAATTCTTAATCTTTTATCTTCAGGCAAATGCAAAACGGAAGTTATTCTTTTAACTGCATCTTGGACTACACCAATTGATTTAAGCATTCCAATTCCAAGCCCTTCGTTTAGAAAATGTCCAAACTCCATAAATAGTTTAGAAGGCGAAGAAATGCCAAGAATAGACTTAAATCTTTCTTTAATGGAGTGTCCTATATTTTCAATAGCTTCAAGTGGTTTCTTTGCCATTGAAGCAAGACCTTTCCAAAGTCCCTCTATTATTTGCCTACCAGCTTCAAAAAGGTTAATGGATTTCGCAAAGTTGTGAAGTTTCTTTAGTGCCATTATCGGGGCTGTAATCGGATTAGTCCAGAGGAAGATTGAAACAAACTTTTGCCAGGCAGCAGAAAAGAAAGAAACAACACCCTGAAAGATTCCTTTAATCCCTTCAAAAACAGACACAAAGAACTCTTTTACACCTTGCCAAATTCCCTTTATATAGTTAGAAACCGTATCCCAATTTTTGTAAAGGTAATAACCAGCAGCTACAAGGGCAGCAATTCCAGCAACAACCCAGGTTATAGGGTTGGCTAAAAGGGCAGTCGTGAAGCTAATAACTGCACTAGTAGCAGCAGTAAGTGCTGAGACTAAACCCGTAATTAGTGTAGCGGAAAAACTAAGAATTGTAGTTATAGCAGTAGTTAGTGCAGAAATCAGACCAGTAATTAGCGTTGTAGAAAAACCAACAACTGCACTAGTAACAGTTGATAAACCTGATGTAAGAACAGGCATAAACTCAACAAAACTGAGAATTCCTTGACCAACAAAGCCGATTGTTGCCATTAAACTTCCAAGAACCGTTAGAAGAACCCCTATTCCAACAACGGGATAGACTAAAACCTTGGCAAGGGTCTTATGAGCTTGGACAAAGTCGATTACAGGCTTTATAGCTGCTGAAATAGTTTTAAGCATAGCATTCAAAGGAGGCAGAAGCAGAGTTCCAATAGAGATACCTAAAACCTGTAAGGATGTTTTCATTTGGCTAAACTGAAAGGAAGCGGATTGAGCCATTTTCTTGAATGCTTTATCTGTCGCGCCAGCTGATTTACCCATCATCTGAAGGATTTCTGCGAACTTTTTGCCTCCAGAACCAGTTATCGCAAACACCTGATTTAACCCTTCTACTTGACCGAAAATCTCTGCAAGGATTTTTTTCTGTTCTGCTTCATCATTTGTATAGCCCCTTATCGCATTAGAAAGGATTTCAAGGGTTCCTTTTAATCCTTTCTGCTTTAGAGTGTTTGCATCTATCTGAACGCCGAGTTTTTCAAACCACTTCTCAGCTTGAGAAGTAGGGTTCATGATAGACTCTATAGCCGCTCTTATGCCATTGAATGCTTCGCTTGTTGTAGCACCCTGAGTTGTAGCAGTAGCCATGGCTGCAAGAACTTCCTGAACAGAAACTCCAGCCTTAGCTGCAATTGGGGCTACGTTTCCAATAGATGCAGCTATCTCTCTAAATGTTGTTTTTCCTGCTTTTACAGCCAAAAACATATAGTCAGACATTTGCCCCACAGTGTAACCAAATTCTTTCCAAGCGTTTAAAGCAGTTGTTAATCCATCTGTAGCCGTGAAAATATCTGAAACTCCAGCAATTGCAGCTTTTCCTGCTTGTCTTAGAAAAGAAATGGCTTTGTCAGGATCAAGACCGGAAGAAATAGCCTGGTAAAAAGCTCTTGCTACCTGCTCTGGAGATTGTCCAAGTTCTTTAGCAAGGTTAAGAATTTGTCTATCGTATTTCCTCCTAAACTCCTGCAAACTCATATCAACGAGAGTGGATGCTTCATTCATCGCCTTATCAAAATTCATAGCAAGATACGTTGCACCTGCGAACGGTGCCGTAATGGCCGTTCCCATCGCTGCCATCTTTTTTCCAGCATTTTGAATCTTATCCAGTCCTTCTCTGACTCCTTCAATGCTTTTCCGAAATCCAGTCATAGCTTTCTGCATTTCATCTATAGGCTTTGTCAGATTATCTACAACCTTAAAAACAGCTAAAACTTCAAATTGCTTCCCTAACACAACCTACCCCAATCAAAGTATTTTTTCTCCTTCAACAGAAGTTTCCGCATTTTGCTGAATCTCGTCCACAACAGCATTAGCTATTGCTGTGGCAAACTTGTCTATCCAATCAATTCCATCTTTATCTGTAGTACCTACACCAAATCCTTGTGCTTGAAGTTCAAACAAAATTCTGTTCTTTAAACTTGTCTTATCTAATGCCATTATTATCCCTTGCTGACTTTTACGTTAGAAGAAAAATCCACATGAGGTTTGCCAATAAACGGACAGATACAACTCTGAGTTACTACTCCTGATAAATCGCCAGAACCTCCATCTATTTCAACATTGCTTAAAGCCTTTATAGAAACCTTTCCTTCTGATGATAGATTTACATTTCCGGAAACTTTTATCTCGACTTCTCCCTTCACATCTAAAAAGAGCTTGTGGTTTTTCCTGTCATACTCTATTCTCGTTCCATCCTCAAAGACAACAACCTTTTTGCCTTTTGAGCTTTCGGGAGGTTTTTCGGCTTCAGAATAGATCGCGCCAATTACAAATCCCTGTTCCTGTCCATACGGTAGCATCACTACAACAACCTGCTCTCCAATATCTGGCAACCAGTAGTCCTTGTCTTTAAGGGTTTTTCTCTGTAAAACCGGAAATTCCCAACTCACTTCTTCATCATCATCTGGGAACTGCACTCTTACGGTAGCCCTGTCGTCATAAACCTGCGTGACTATTCCAACGCGTATGACATTCTCCATGTTATTGTCCCCTTCCATTTTTCCATGAACATATAAGGAAATTTCCCCTCTTCACGATTTACAAAAAATTCGCCCTCTGAAATCTTATCTACTGCAACGGAAAAGCCAATAGAGTTTTCTGTCCCAAGAGTAATGGCATGATAGCCATCAAAAAGCCTGTTGAGTTTCAGGGAGGCTTCATAAACCATCTTTAGAAAAACTTCTCCTGTCCCTTCTGCTACAAGGTGAAGTTCCACGGCTAACTGAACAAGTCCCTGCTTTGTAAGGTCGTTAGGCGTGTTCCCGTAAGACTGATAAGAAAGCCCTTTGGGAATAATCCTAACGTGAGCATCGGGAGGAGAAGCAGGAGAAGGTTCTATCTCAACGGGCAACCCTGTGTTTTTTGTAATGAAATCTGCCAACTCTTTCAGGAAACCAATCATGGCTACTCCTTAAGCCAACTCATAACCATTTCTGTAATCTCTTCCCAATCTTTTTCTGTCATATAAACAAAAGTCCTTGCTGGTATTTCAACCTCTTTCTTGCGGTAAAAGAGAATTTTTTCTCTTCCTCTTCTTCCTTTCTTTCCTTTTATAACTCCATCTTCAAACCAGATGTGGTAACCCTTCCTTTTGAGTTCTTCTAAAGCACCTCTTACGCCTTTTTCTTTTGAGAGCCTCCGAACTTCTTTAGTAGCGGGAATACATAAAGTTTGAGCCTTCTTTGCCTTTATCTTTGCTCCAAACTGGTGCACTTTGGCATAAGGAAGATTAGATCCTATCTTAATTTTCTTTCCCTCTATTTTATATGTAATTGACTCCATAAGAGCACCGGTATCCTGAAGCGTTTTTCCTCTACTTCCTTCCCTCAAAGAAAGGGTAAAGCGAGAGGCGGGCGGTTTAATCTTTCCTTTCTTTATTCTTTTCTGAGATTTTGAAACGATATGCTGAGCTATCTTTTCGGTAGCTTCCCGGTCAAACTTTTTAGCAAACTCGTTAAGTGCCTTCTTCAACCTATTCCATCCTTCAAGTTCAACGCTCATCATTTAAATCCATACCAGTCAAAAGGAGGAGATTTAACCGCTGCGTAAGGCGTTTTATCTCCCTCATTATCTGACACACAATCCCCGAGGACGGCTTCAAGGAGAACTTCTGCATCTTCCTTTTTGTCTTTTGCTTTTTCTTCCTGCTCACCAAAAGCATAAAGTTCGTAAAGAGCTCTCTTCAAAAGAGCCTCTTGAACGTAAGAAAGATCCCAATCAACTTCTCTACCGCACTTTGCAAACTTAGCTTCTATCCAAATTCTTGCCTTTTCAATAGCTCTTTCTGCAACAGAATCATCGTCCTGAGTTAGCATCCTGTATTGAGAATAGGGAAGCTCTTTCTTAATATCTTCAACGTTAATCATCCCCTACCTCCCAATAAGGCAACCGATTATAGAACGGTTGCCCAACAGATAGCTTTCACGATAGGAACTGGAAGAGGCTTGCTTTCTGCTTGAATCACAAAAGATGATCCGTCCCGAGTTTGATAAGAAGAAACAAACATCGGAACCGCCTGAAGTCCAGCCTTAAAGTTATCAACAGCGAGATAAAAGAGCGTGAATCCAGCGTTCTTATCAAAAGCGACAATCTGATTATCTGGGACTACGGGCTTAAGAGTGCCGTCAGGGAGTCTGTACTTTTGATTTACCATTTCAATTGTATAGCCAAAGAGATTTATCTTGTTTCCTTCAAACTTTGGTTGCGGAACTGTGTTTGCCTGAAGGCTTTGAATTTTTCCTACAAGCTCCATAAAGGCAGTTTTTCCCGCCCAAATGGTTACATTTTGAGCAATCCCTTGTTCTTGCAAAGTTGCTTCAATTTCTACAATCTGATTAAAAACTGACTTTAAATCGGCAGAGTCCCAAGTAACAGACGGCGTATAAGAGATTGGAGAACCAAAATCTACTTCATAAGTATCACTCTGTCCGTTTTCAAGCCTTATCGGATAGCTAATTTTTCCTGTAAGAGACTGTGCAGCTAAAGCTTCAGTTGTGGCTTTGATTTTTCTTCTTAAAATGTCAAGCTTTTGGGCAAGAAATGCTCTATATCCTTGACCTCCCATAGACTTGAGGTTGTTGGCATCAGCAGCAGAAACAGAATCTGCAACCTTAATTGGCTGAGGCTCTATATAGTTAATAGAAGCATCCCCTCCGCTGACAGGAACTCCAGGAGCACCTCTTCTTACTACAGGAACAGCACCGACTACATCTTGAATCTCTTTAATTCCAATTTGTGGGAATGGATGATTAACTTTGCGAGTATAAACATCATCAAGAACTTTCGTTTGAATCGGCGGTAGGGTTTTAATAACTTCCGCAACTATCTTCGGATTTTGCAAAAGTTTTTCAAGTTCAATCATTTTTTATCCTCCTTACCCGATATTCCAGATTCCGATTTTTGCAAGATTATCTAAGTCATTTACGTCAACTGTAGCATCTACTCTAATGAGTCTTTCTCTAAACACAACACCATGAACGAGAACGTTTCCAGTAGTTTCCCTGTCTGTATCTATACGTTCAACAAGAACTCCAACCGGGGTTGCTTCTGGAGCTGGAGCAGTTGTTCCGTCTGATAAAGTAATAGTGGCATTAGGGTTATAAGGAACAATAAGACCGTTGCTGTCTTTTCCTACAATTGTTCCTCTCTCAAGAATTCCTTGAGCAGCTTTAACACTCATAGGAATAATCACTACTGGGTGTCTTTCTTCACTATAAACACTTTCTTCTGGTTTTGGTGGTGTATATATTCCGACATTTCCACTTACTGCCATATCTCAATCCTCCTTAAAGTATTTTGAGCATTGCATCTGCAAGGTTTACGTCATCTTTAGCTGGATCACCAAAACCCATTTCTTCATCAAGTCTTTTTACTTCTGGAAGAGAAGAGAAGATTTCATTTAATACGTCAAAAAAGTCCCTTTTCTTCTCGTCTGAGAATTCAAGCTTTTGGTCTGCAATCTCAACCTTGTCTGCAAATTCAAGAGCGAGCTTAATCTTGTCGGCAGGAACTTTGCCCTCCATGACCTTTTTGAGCTGTTCTTTCCTTTGCTCTTTTAAAGCCCTGCGGTATTTCTCAAGCTCGGACTTCAAAGAGTCTGCAAACTCAGCCTTCTCTTCTGCCTTTTTAAGTTTTTCTTTAAGCTCTTCTATCTGCTTTTGGAGCTCTTCAACAGTAGGCATGTCAAAACCTCCATCTGAAAAGTTTTTCTTTTCCTTAGCCTTCTCTATGCGCTCTCTTAGCTTTTCAAAAACGGGCCTAACTACCCTTGCAAGGGATTCGTCTACCTTCACACCCCTTGCACCATTCAGATAGCCAATACCAGCGGAAACAGCTTTTGGAACTATCTTGATTTCACCGTCTATTACGTCACAGAAAGGAAACTTGTATTTGGAAAAAGCTTCTGGAGTTTCTTCTTCTGATACGTCAACAGCTCCGACGCAGGTTTTAAGTTTTGCCCAGCCGTACTTTTCAACGATTCGCTTTTTGGCAGCGTCAGGATTCCACGGAGTATCAGGTGGAGCTATCGGATAGCCGGTCTTGGCAAAGGCCTTCCACTTTGGAGAAGAGGAAAACTCAAAAGTCTCCACATCGTCAAGGTCAGACATTTCCTTTAAACCCTTAATTCTCGGCGGGACTGCGCCTAAGAATGCTAAATGGTGGAGATACCATTCTCCTCTGTCGTTCTTCCTTAAACCGATTGACCACTTTTTGTAGAGGCCAAAGTCGTAGGCTTCCTTTAAGACGTCGGAAAGCTCCACATCTCCGTAAAGAATCTGCCCGTCTTCCGAAAGCTCAACGTTCTTTATCCAGCCGAAAGCTGGCATGTGGTCTGCTTTAAGATGGCCTAAAACGATAGGGACCTCATCTTTGAAATTCTTAACCACCTGCTTTAAGTGTTCTTTCGTCAGGACTTGACGGTTCCAGTTACCTACCTTAGCAAGCTCTATCCTCAAGCGTTCCTCCAGTGGCCTTTTGGTTGAGGATAGAGCGAAAGGAAAAGGAAAGTGGCAGGAGTTGGCAGGATTGACTTAAATGGCGGAAATTTTGAGGCAAAAAACGGAGGTTAGTAGAGATGTGGGAAGAAAAAAAGAGAGGAAGCCAGCCTCGGCTGGCAGGGTTAGGCGGTGGTTTTGGTGGGTTGCTTAGAAGAGAGCTTTTCTTCGTAGTATCTCTTTACAGCCTCAAGGACTTCCTTGAAGGTGGCATTCTCTACGCCGAGCTCTGGGACGGTGTAGAGACCCTTAATCTGGTTTTCAAAAAGTTCAACATCTTCAATTAAGCCTTTAAGCTCTCTGAAAACGTCACCTTCGCCGTTAAGGGAACGGAAGGCATAGTTGTAAAAGCAAATTACCCCATTATCATCGTAGATATTATCGCCAAACTCTCCAGAGAAATCTACTCCTTCCCCCTCTTTCCCTGAATCAAGTGCAAATGCCAGTTCTCTGTCTTCAAAGTGAAGTACAGTTACCATCCTTCCACCTCACTGTGAAGCACTTTGTAGCGCCTTGTATTTTGAAATTTATTCCTTCTGATGAGAATTGTCTTCACTTCACCGCTGTCTATACCTACCGTAGGCAAAAGAATAATACCTTCCGTTTCTATTTTCCTCCCAAAGAGAATAGCATTTTTATCAGCGTCGTAGACAATTACTTGTGGTCGTTTAATAGCCTTCCTTACAAAAGAAACAATTTGCTTCTCACTTGTAAATCCCACTTTCTTTAGCTTTTCTAAATTATCCTTAAGCAAGTGTTTTCTAAGGTGAAACTCCGTTATGTAATACCTATTCCCCAGCTCGTCTTCAAAAATTTCAACTACCTTACTCCTTATCCACTTTTGAGTTGCGTCATGTACGAAGAGTTCAATAACCTGACCTTTCTCAACTTCAACAACTCTTCCATCCACTAATATAACCTTAGGAGCCTTTCCTTCCCCAATAAGCTTCTTAATAGCTTCTCTACGTTGAAAATGGCTATCAATCAACTTCCTAACTTCCTCAAACTCCGGACACTCCCAGTCTTCAAAATTCTTTCTGCACGATTTCCTTGCCTCTTTTAGAACCTCGTCTTTTAGTCCGTATTTTACGATTCTCTTCAGCATTCCATCGGTTAACTTCCACCAGCTATCTAACGGACTCGCTGCAAATCCTTCAGGAATTTCCGGAATGCTTTTTGGCTTCCACTTCCTTACTCTCTTTGCTTCTTCCGAGCCTTTGAATATTGCTCTTACCGTTGAACGGCAATTGAAGTGGTTAGGGGGAGTATATGTAACCCAGAACGGGTCATCAGGCGGTAATCTCGTCCCGTCCAGCCT